TCCAAGCGTCACGGAGAAGTTGTTAGATGCCGCGAAATCAGGCGTGATGGTTGACGCTGAGGTCAACGCATCAATCTCCCCAACAGATGAGTTCTTGACAGTGACAACGCCACTGCTTGTAATTCGCAGCCGCTCTGTTTCAGTACCTGAGCTTGCAGTTCTGAATACCAAGCTTGCGTCGTTGGTGGTAAATCCACCTGCGGTGATAGTAGGATCACCGCTTCTGATACCTAAGCCTAAGTATTCAGTAGTTTGATCATTACCTGTTATAGCAATAATGTTTGCAGCGTCGGTTCCATTGTGAATGGCAAATTTGTTAGCCGCACCAATGCTTGTCGTGCCCACCAACAAACTGCCCGAGCTGTCGATGCGTAGGCGCTCGCTATCAGCAGTGCTAAAACGCATAGAGTTATCACTGTGCAGATAGGAAATAATTCCGGCATCTGCTCCATCACGCCATCTAATTGAACTTGCTACTGTTGAGCCTAAAGTAATTCCAGACTGCGCTGAGCTGGTATTATCACCGACCTGCAAATCGTCTGCGTTGCTGCTTGCATAACTACTTGTAGCCGCAATTAAAAGCCGCCCCGAGCTGTCGATAGTCATATAAGTCTGACTATCGTTATCTGCTCCACGAATACCTTTGAACTGGAACTGACCGTAATCGGTAGCGCCAGAACCACTGGTATCAACAGAATTTAGAACTGTAGTTGACGCATTCCTGAATTCATATTCACCACCACTTGTGATTCGCAGTCGCTCGGCATCATTCGTGCCAAACAACAAAGCATGATTGCTAGCAGTTTTTAAGATCGCACCATCACTATGCGTCCGATAAACACCAATATGAGAGCTGGCATCTGTAATCTTTAAGCCATATCCAGTTGAACCATTTAGATGAAGAGTATCGCTAGGCGCCGATGTGTTGATGCCTACGTTGCCCGAGCTATCTATTCTCATCCGCTCGGTATTACTTGTGTAAAGTCCGAATGGATGTGCGGTTTCAGTGCCTACAATCCCTGCACCGTCGTACACATAAAAAGCGGCTCTTTGTGAATCGTCACTTGTTGACAACTTTACGCCGCCACTTCTAGTAGTTGCGCCACCTTTAATTTCAAGAGTTGTGATATTTGTTCCCAATGAAGATGGCGACGTGGCGCCGATTCCGACGTTGCCCGCGATATCTATGCGCATCCTCTCCGTAGAGGCAGTTCCAAATGCAAGGTTATTATCAGCAGGTCGATAAATAGAGGCTGCGGTTGCTGGCGTTGAAATTGAACCGGCAAACTCAATAAAGTTCTCAAAACGTGCAACGCCGTTTACAGTCAACGGCTGCGTAGGGGACGAGGTGTTGATGCCCACGCGGCCACTTGAATCTATCCTGACTCGCTCAGTCGCATTTGTATAAAAAAGAAGTCCATTAACACTGTGATCGTAACGAATAATGCCTCTAAATTGATCATCACCGGAAGTTCCGTCAGCAAAATAAATATTGCCATCAGAGGTAGTTCCGCTTCTAATAGTTACACCAGTATCGCCGCTAGTTGCAATAGTTAAGTCATCAGCGTTCGAAGCACCAGAAGTTGTGGCTCCTAAAAGTAACCGCCCAGCGCTATCAACAGTGAGGCGCTTCGTGCCGCCAGTCGCGACAGAAATCTCATTAGCTGCACTGAAGTACAGCCCAGTGTCTGTATCAGTGCCGTTGTAGAAACTTGGAGCGCTTGCCGTGCCAGCGGGAAACTTGACCTTGCCGTCTGCGTTAATAACGCCAGTAACAGTTAGCGCACCAGTGACAGCGGCAGTCGAATCAAACGTTGCCGCTCCAGTGACATCTAAGGTCCCGGGGACATCGACATTGCTAGTGAACTCAACGCCTGTTCCAGCAATATCGGTCTGCAGCAGTTGACGTGCAGTACCATTCGCCAGCTTGCTAACTGCGATCTCTGCACTTGCACTAATATCTGCATTGACGATCGTGCCGTCAGCAATCATCGTGCTGGTCACGGCGCCGCTTGAACCAGTCGTCAGAAGTGTTCCGCTCTCATTGGGCAGCGTGAGAGTCCGATCGGCCGTGGGATCGGCAACAGTCAGCGTGGTTTCAAATCCGTCGTTAGTCGCACCTTCAAAGACAATGACAATGCCATTGCCCAGCTCAAGGTTGCCGGTCATCGTGCCGCCAGCTACCGCCAGCTTTTCAGAGTCAAGCTCTTGCACTGCAGCCTGAACATCTGTTGCCGCAATGTTGCCCGTAGCAACAACAGAAATGTTTGCTGCAGTCTGACCAGCAATAGCGTTAGAAACGTCGATCAGCTGGAACGTTGTTCCCGCAACACCAAGCGAGATCAACATGTCCGGTGGTGCCAAAGCAACAGCTGGGGCGTTGCCCGAACCTGTGCCGCTCTGGTCCACGACCACGTAATAATTTAAATTTCCACTAGCGGGCTGGGGCAGGGCCGCTCCATTCGTAAAGCCAGCAGCAGAACCAGCAGTTGTGACGCTGCTCAGCAGGTTGGTATTAGCGTTATACGTTCCAGCATTAACAAGGTTGCCGCTAATAACCGTGATCGGCAGGAACGATTGACCCGTATAGATGTAAAGGTCTTCGTTTTTCTCATCAAAGAAGAACTGACCTTTGAAGTCACCATCTGGGAAAGTGACGACGTTAGTGGTTGAACCCGCACCACCAAATTTGGCAACACTCTGATCAGCAAGTTTTGCCGCCGTGACGGCATCGTCAGCTAATCGCGCTGTCGGCAAAGTACCTGTCGTAATCTTTGCTGCATCAAGATCAGGAATGTCAGCAGCAGCAAGAGTCACTGCACTGGTGACGTGACCTTGAGCATCAACAGTCACCTTGGTGTAGGTGCCAGCTGTTGTGCTGTTGGTGTGATTTAGCGTTCCACCAGACGCAACCTCTAAACCTGATCCAGGAACAACAGCGCCTTTAGCGCTAGAAGTTGCTTCGGGCAGATCGCTTGCTGCAATAACGCGACCAGCAGTAATCAGACCATTGGCGTCGTACTGAACAAGGTGATGCTCAGTCGTTTCTGCTGTGACGCTGTTATCAATCTGAATCTCATCGTTGCTCATCGTCAGGCCATTGCCATTGACGGCAACAGCACCTTTTGCTGATGAGGTAGCCGTCGGAAGATCCCCGCTTGCAATAGCGCGATAACCAACCGCTCCACCAGCACCCGTAGGGCCAGCAAGAAACTGCTTGGCTGCACTGGTGTCGTCTAACGTCGTGCTGACAGTGACCGTGTCACCACTGGTAGACGTGGTGATGTTGACGATGCCGCTGGTGCTGCCGTTGACGACGTTGATCGAACCAGCGCCTTTGACCGAATCCCATGCGGATCCGTCCCACACATAAATCTTGTCGTCATCAGTGTCCAGTGCAATCTGACCCGTAAAATCGCCAGATGCAGGCAGCGTTGAAACCAGCGTCACGCTGGAGTTATCAGCCAACTTGGCTGCGGTTACAGCCGAATCGTTAATCTTTGCAGTTTCGACCGCAGACGCCGCCAGTTCAGCAGTGTCAATCGCTCCAGCAGCAAACAGAATCTTCGCGCTTGGAATCGTTGCGTCAGAGATCAGCGTTGTGCCATTCGCGATTAAATCACTGACCGTTAGCTTTTTAGTTTCACTTGCGCTGTCGTCAACGACAGCAACCACGTCTGCTGCAACCAGATCAGCCCCAGCCAGGCTGTTAAGGGCACTGATCTTAAGGTCAGCCATGAAACCCTACGCATGAACCACGATGGGCTCATCATAGAGCCGTCACAACTACGGATCCAGCAAAATCGCGTCAGTTGTGCCTTGGTCAAGCAGGATCTTGCTGGCGTTGTCTTCTTGAAGCATGTTGCTGACGACTTCAAGGTCCATGCGAATCTCGATCTTGCTTGTGGTGATGAAATCTGCAGTGATCTGCACCATCTGATTGGGGGTGAACTGCACAGCACAAGCGGTCAAGACACCACTTACCTCGTACCAAACTGCGTCGTTGCTCGCGTCTGAGTGATTGGCAGGGTTATAGCCAGAGGTCTTGATGTAGAAACGCCCTTTGAAAGTGCTGCCTACTTTTGTGCGGAGCACAAGCTCAAGGAGGTAGTTAGGCAGCTCTTTGGTGGTGTCTCCGGTGTATTCCCACTCGCATGCCATGCGGCCAGAACCGGACATCAAAGTTCCGATGCGATTACGAAACTCATCTGACAGTGTTGTGACATCAACAGTCTCACGTTGAGTGTTCAGTTCATAGCTTTGAACCCGACCAAGAACTCGATAATCACTGTTCTGAACGACAACCTTGATTGGAATATTATTCGCAGGTGCCGCTAGCGCAGTGGCATTTGTTGTGCCACCGACAACAGCATGAGCAAAACTGTCATACAAACGAATGCCGTCTAGCTCGTCGACGTAGATAAATTTTTTGACACTCGTCTTGGTGTAGTTGTCAATAAAGTCAAGAGCAGAGCCATCAGTGCTAGTAATTTCAACTTGATCACCAGTAAGAAGCTGACCATGATCAAAGTCGAAACTGAAGCGTTTCTTAGTTGCGTTTACGTCTGACGGATTAATAGTTGACCGCAAGTCACTCCCGTCAAACTCACGCTTGAGTTCAACCTCGCCAAAGGTGCCTAAATAAACACTCATGAGATTGTCGCTGTAGACAGAGCGCCTGTCCCTTGGAAGCTAACTTCTGCTCGAACAATGTCACCAGTTGCCGCACCGATAGATGCACTGGTGATATAAGCAGTCAACTTTATATCGTTATTGTCTGCACCATCGACCCAGCGGAACGTCAACTCAACAGTGTCAGAACTGCTGACACCAGCCGTGCCTGTCTTGAAAAGCTTGTTCAGCAGGTCTGTTGTATTGATGTTGTTGCTGCTGTCCTTGTAGTACAGCAAAGTTGCGCTTCCTGAATAGCCCGTTACGCCTGGGCTATAGCTCCTAATGCTGTCCCCCAGAGTTGTGGTTTCGAGTGTTTCTAGGTTGCTCGACACAGTAAAACTGACGACCTTGGCAAGGGTCGTGCCAGCAAGCTGCATTACGCCATCTCTGCCGGTGTAAACCTTTGCCATCAGAGCACACCAATTAAATTGACTGTAACGCTACTAGTCCCTGGACGCACAGAGGAAATCTGTGGCGCTGACTCGTATCTCCACTTGTTTCCAGTAGCAGCATCAATGGCTGCGGCGTCACCGCTCCAGCCAGCCCTGAACTCAGAAGGCAGCGTAAAAACGTCGAAGCCACCCTTTACGTCGTC